GTACGCCGCCAGCGTGGACCCGCCACCTCCGCCGACGTGGGCGAGGACGTCGCTGGTCGGGTCGTACATGACACCCGCGGCCGGCGAGTCGAGGGTCAGGGTCGGCAGCGGGTAGTAGGTGTACGTCGCCCAGTCCGAGAACGTCGACTGGTCCCCCGACTGGTCCTGGACCGCCACCCGCCAGTTCACCGACTGACCCGAGGAGATGGTGCCGGTCATCCCGGCCGCCGCGAGGTCGAGCGACGGGTCGACCGCGGCCAGCCATCCGGAGTCCCAGTCGACGGAGCCGTTCTGGTCGTTGTCTGTCTCGACGCGGACCATCGCCAGGTCGGACTGGGTGGCGCCGTACTCGGTGAAGTCGAACGTCACCACCGGCTTGGCCGCTCCGGCCACGGTCCCGTTCGGGGCCAGCGCGGACGGGGCGTCGGGGGGCTCGTCGTACTCATACTCAAGCGTCCACGACAGGACCCCGGCGTCGAAGGTGGCGAGCTTCTGGACGGCGGCGGCGTTGGTGCTGACCCGCCACCCGAAGTGGCTGAAGCCGCCGGTCGCGACCTGCTGGACCAGCGCCGTCATGTCGAAGACGACCGCGGAGCCGTCGACCTGCGGCGAGCCGTTGACCGCCGTCGCGGTGCCTGAGCGCGTCGTCGGCTGGTTCGACCAGGTGATCGTGGACGCCTGCCATCCCGACGCCGCCGGTGCGACCGTGATGGTCTGGGCGTCCAGGACGCCGTGGACGTGGCCGGTCAGGGTGGCCGAGGCGATGGTGCGACCGTGGACGAGCGGGCTGATCGGCAGCCACAGATAGCCGCGCTTGGTCGCAGTCTGGAGCTGCATCCACGACGCGGACCCGTGGGTGGCGTGGGTGTTGGCGGAGTCGACCCACGCGTCATAGCCGCGCTTGGCCGTCGAGTCGACGATCATCGCATCGCGCGGCTGTCAGCGTACCGCTGGTCGGCGGTCGCGTTGGCCTGGTAGTTGGAGTCCATGATGCCGTGCAGCGTCGCCATCCCGTCGGGGCCGAGGTGGATGTGGACCGGCACGCTGCCCGACCCTCCGTGGCCAGTACCGGTGCGGGGAGCACTACCGGGCGGGGTGTTGCCCATGCCGCCACCGGGGCCGACACCGCGTTCGATGCCCAGGTTGTGCTGGTAGACGTTGAACGACTTGTCCCGCAGCCGGTACGCCTGGAGCGCCTCGAGCGAGTGGATCGCCGACGCGGTCTCCGCGATGACCTGGAACTTCCTGTCGTGGATGGAAGCGAGCTCAGCCTCCAGCCGCCGAAGCGCGCGAATGGCGACACCCGATGCCTGCTCGGCGTGAGGGCCGATCAGGTCAATGGCCCGCGACGCGGCGCCTGCCTGCTGGTGCAGCGCGTCGAGGTGCGTGCCGAACTTGGTCAGGTTGCCGATATTGGCGAGGTTGAAGTCCTTCGCGATGACGCCGGTGGAACCGCCGGGCCCCATGCCCTGCTGATGGAGCCGACTGGCGTTGAACTTGGCCCACCACGCCGGGTCATGCCCACCGACGGGCACCGGCCCCGGTGTAGACGCCGCGCGGAAGTAGAGGACCGTAGCGGCCACCAGAGCGGCGGCGATTGCGCCGACCCCGGTGACCCCGACCCCACCAGCGACGAACGGGTGCTTCTCGAGGAACCCGGGGATCCCGCCAGGGCCGCCACTAGGTCCACCGGGGCCACCGAGGCCGCCCGCGCCCATGTTGACGACGAACACCTTCTGGACGCCGCCGCCGGCGATGGCGCCGACAACACTCTGTCCGCCCGCGATTTTGCCGACCAGCCCCGCGACCTTGAACCCGCCGAGCTTCTGGAACAGGACCAGCCCAGCCGCGGCCTCCGCGATCTTCGTCAGGACCGGGATCGGGATCGACGAGAAGGCGTTCGCGAGGCCCCGGATGACCCACAGGATTCGCGGCCCCAGCGGCGCGAGAGCCGCGACCATGTGGCCGAGGGCGCGGGCAACCGCAGCGATCGTGTCGCCGACCTGCGGTCCGACCTTGTGGAAGTAGTCGACGAAGTCCTTGAGCCACTGGCTGTGCTTCGCGTTCGCCCCGAGGTTCGCGAAGCCACCAGAGAGCCGCTCGAGGCCGTGCAGGATGCCGCCGCCGAAGGCCCTGTCGAGGCCCAGCAGCAGGCCGGTCAGGCCCGCGATCCCGTTGCCCGCGATGTGGGCGAACGCGAGGATGTCCGGGCCGACCTGCTTCGAGATCTGGCGGATGAAGTCCGCGAACCCACCACTCTTGACGCCCTGGCTCAACTGGCCGATCAGCGTCGTGAACGCCCCCGAGGTCGCCTTGAGGAGCGGGTTCACCAGCGGAAGCACCTGCTGGAGCAGAACCAGCGCGGCCGTGATCGGCTTGAGGAGGATGGGCATGTCGACGTGCGCAAAGGTGCTCTTGAGACCCTCCAGCGCCGTGGCGAACCCGCGCACGCCCGGCGGGAGCGCGGCATGCGCGACCGCGACTGCCTTCGCCGCAGTCGCGTAGGCCGCCGTGCCCTTGGTCAGCGTGCCGAGGTGCGTCTGTAGCACCTGGAGCGCCTTGAGCTGCTTCTCGGCCTGCGCGACCGCGAGGCCGCCCATGACCGCGAAGAGGCCGACCCCGCCACCTGCGATGAGCAGCGGTGCGCCGATCGCAGCCGTGACACCACCGATAGCCGCCGCGAGAGGGACCAGCGCCGCGCCGGCCGTGAGCGCCAGCGCCGGGAGCATCCCCAGCCCGCCGATCCACTTGTCCAGCATCGACGCGCCCTGGGAGAGCTGGGAGACGTCGGCCTTGATCTTCGCCGTGCGGGTCCGCGCCGTCTTGTCGAGCTCGAGGTTCGCTTCCTCGGTGTCCGCGTTCGCCTTGACCTCGACGGTCTGGTCGCGGATCTGCGCGCGGAGCTTCTCGGCCCATCCTCTCGCGTCAGGAACCACATCGACGGAGACAGAGCCCACGGAGTCCGACACGCGGGGTCACCTCCTAGGCGAGAGCGGGCTTCCAGTCGTCGGGAGGTGCGGCGCCGTGGTTCTCCCGCACGTACTCCAGGTAAGCCAGGGCCGCGGGCGAGATGGCGGTGACGTTGGAGTGGTCGACGCCGGGCCGAGGGTGCGGTGGCGGGGGCTGCGCGGGACGCGTCTTCGGGTCGGCGTTCATCCACAGCCAGTCGCTGAGCCGATCCCCGATCCGGGCCAGGAGCATGTCCGTCTGCGGCCACGGGCCGTAGACGCCGGGCTCCGGCGGCGGCAGGTCGGACAGGTCGATCCCGTTACGCACCGCAGTCTTGTACTCCGACTCGATCGGCAGGCCCCGGAGGATGACCCCGAACCGGCGCCACGACATCGCGCCCGTGAACAGGTCGCGGACGTCGATGCCGCGGACGAGCAGGTCGTACTCGATCGCCTCGCAGTGCTCGGTGAGAACTTCTACGAGGCTTGCGATTCCCCCGGGCTCGCTTCGCCCGTGTCGGTGGACGGGGCGTAGACGGCGGTCATCATCGCCCCCATCGTCGGCTTCGACGCACGGAGGAGCGCCGCGTCGGTGTCGGAGACCATGCCGCAGATCGCGGACAGGTAGTCGCCCTCACGCAACGCGCCGGGCACCCCGGCATCCCAGTCGAGCATCCCGAGCGTGGTGACCGTGACCTCGGCGAGACGACCGGCGATGACCAGGGTTCGGTTCTCGGTTTCTGAGATCCCGGGAATCCTCGACGCCTCGGCCTGCATCTGCGCGACCGCGTCGGCCTTGGGCTTGTGGTCGGCCGGCTTCTTGGCAGCCTTCGCGGGGCTCACGTGAGGCCCGTGACCTTGGTGTACCGGTACTCCGAGACGCCCGTGCCGTCGGTGTAGGCGGTGAACGTGAACGGGTACTGGAGCACGTTGTTGAAGCCCAGGACCGCGTCCCCGATGGTGGTCACCCGAATCTTCGGGTAGACCCTGCGGAACGCGCTGGAGGACGCGCCGTCGACGGCGTCGAGCACCAGCGAGTAGAGCGAGTCGCGCCCCGCCCCGCGGGTGGTCGACATGGTCGCCGAGGTCACCGTGATCGCCGCGAGCGTCTGGCGGGTGGTCAGCGCCTCCGAGACCTTGTTGGACTCCAGCGCGGTCAGGGCGACGGTGAGCGTCTCTCCGGTGATGATGGTCCGCACCGGGCTCGTGGAACCGAAGACCGGGATGTCGGTAGTGGAGAGCGCCGTAGATGTCGTCGCCCCGTCCTGGGTGACGTACCCAAGATCCTTGAACGATGCGTCGAGTGCCGTCGAGACCGTGGTCGGCAGCACTGCGCCGGTCGCGTCTGCGATCCAGCACAGGCTAACCGCGGTCGCCTGACCAGCAGTCGCGGCGAGCACGTAGGCCGGTGTTGCCGCCATGTTGAGCTCCTCAGGATGGGATGGAGTGGATGGTGATGCGGTAGGACGCGACGAACCGTCTGAGCGACGTGTTGTCGTAAGGCACCCACCTGGGTGCCGAGATGGTGGTTACGGACTGCACGGCGGCACCACTGGCGGCGTAGCCGGGGAGGTGGAGGCGGAGAGCGGTGCGGACCTGCTCGGCCAGCGTCTCGGCGCCAGAACGCGCGCGACGCCCCGCCGACGACGTTCGCGGCGCTGGAGAAGGTGTCGATGTCGATGTTCGCGGAGTCCATCGTCAGCCACTCGTCCGAGCCGCCGAAGCGGGTGACCTGGATGACCTGAGTGGCCCCGAGGTCGGCGGGAAGCTCGGTCACTACTCGGATCGGGGCGGGGAACTGTGTTGCGAGCCAGCCACGGACCAGAGTCTCCGCGGAGGCCAGCGGCGTGAAGGTCACCAGTTCCGTCCCTTCCAGCATGTATGGTTGGGGCGCGACCTCGCCATCAGCGCGTGGGTGTCCCTCTTCGCGGAGGGGCCGCACCGGGAGGTTCTAACCGCTCGGTTTTCCCGCTCTTTCACGGGAGTGGGGCGCAAGGGTCGGCCACTGGTCGGCTCTTCGTCGCGTCAGGATTCGGGTGACTCAGCGGGTACTGGCCTGGCAGGTCCGGCGTCGACCTTCGCGATGATGGCATCCCGGGTGTCCTCGGCCGCGATCTCGAAGCCAAGGCCCTCCGCATACGCGACCCACGCCTGCTTGCCCGAGCCTGGACCCGCTCGCGGCGGCTCACTCGGCGCCACCACGGGAGCGGGGGCCGTCAGAAGCCAGCCCTGCTTGAGCCACTTCTTGAGCATGTCGTCCTCGACCTCGCGCGAGTTGTCAGCGATGAACGGGTGGTAGAGCGTGGGCATAACGGCTCCGATCAGTTGCCGGCCGCGTCGAGCGCGTTGCCGAGGGTGCGGTGGCGCGGGTTGTTGACGGTGCCGTACTCCACGAAGAGGGCAGCGGGGTCGGAGTTGGAGACCCGGCCGAAGGCCCGGCGCGTCTTCCGCACTCGGATGCCGGCCTCCATCGAGAAGGCGTCCCGGTAGTGGGTGCCATCCTTCGAGCCGGCGTCGTAGGGGGCCGTCAGCTCGGCGCGGGCCAGCACCAGGGCGGCCCGGCGCAGCATCTCCGCGACCATGAACGGGGCGCACAGGACGTGCTCGTCGAACTTCGCGTAGTAGTGGGTATAGCGGGAGGTCATCCCGTGACCCGGGTCAGGCGCAGGACGGGGCCGGGCTCATAGCCCGTAAAGGGGTTGTGGTACACGGCGGCTTCGCCGTCTATCTCGTAGAGCAGACCGCGCACTTGCAGTCGGTCGGTCGCGGTAGGAACGGGGGCGCCGTCTGACAGGTAGAACGTCGGTTGGGTAACGACCATTTCTTGGCCTTGCATCGCTTCGGCAGAGCCGGCGACGCCAGCCACTCCCGAACTAGGGGCATAGACGCCCGTGGTCGCCGTCGAGGCCGTGCCGTACACGTCGTTGCCGTCGGAGTCCTGGCCGGTGACGGTGCGGGTGATGATCGACGCGGACTCGGGATGCTCGAATGTCGGCACCCTCAGGACCCCTCGCGGAACTCGAACGGGTCGATCTGGGCACCATCGACCGGAAGGTCGCGAGAGTAGTCGATCATCGCTGCCACACCATCGGCCAGCGATGGATACCCGCCGTAGCGGCCCACCGGTCGTGGGGCGAGTGCGGGACGGGTGCGGATCGTGCCCGCCTTGAGCCGCTTGCGATTCGGGAACAGCGTCGAAAGATCCTCCGCAGTGACCTGCATGACCCCGCGCGCGTCCTTCTCGACCCGCAGTGCATAGGTCTCAGACAGCGCGTAGGGACCGGTCGTGCTCGTGGTCGCCGTCAGCCCCTTCGGGTTCGCCATGTACCGCTTGACGATGCCCGCCACGACCGCCGTCACGACGGCCTGGCTGACCCCGCGCGGGTTCGTGGAGTCAGCGGCGAACAGCGCGATCCGGTCGTCCACCGACGGCGCCTCGTTGCGCAACAGCGCCGACGCCTGGGCGATCAGCGGGTCGATGAAGTAGGTGGCCTCTGTGACGGTGAGGGGACGCAGCAGCGCGGCCTCCACGTCGGCCTGTGCGGCCAGCGGAGTCGTCGCCACTGCGTCCCCCTCCCGTCAGGACTCGACGACGCCGGCGTCAGCCAGCTTCGCGATGATGTCGTCGCGGGTGTCGTCATCGCCGACCTCGACATCCTTCGCTGCGGCGAAGTCCGCCCAGGCCTGCTTGCCGGAACCAGCCCCGGACCGCGGCGGTTCGCCGTCGGCCCCGGAGTTGGCCCACACGTGGTCGCCCATCGCCTTGACGGCCCATGCGGGCACGTCGTCGTCGGGGCCGAACACGTGGTATGCGCCGTCCTCGCCCAGCACGTGGACGTAGGACGCCAACTGGCGGGCCATCAGGCGACCGTCGCAGCCATAGCGAGGTTGGGGTTGGCCAGGACCGGCAGGGCGATGCCTGCGGCCTTGGTCCAGATCCCCACCGGGTCCGGGTCGTGGTAGGCAGCGGCCACGATGCCGGGCTGGTCCGCGATCTCGATGTTGTATTCCGGGAGCTGCGACTCTGCGGTGGTGCCCCAGAAGGTGCCACCGAGCTGGGTGCCCTCGTAGTCGCCGGGGTCAACCGGCGCGGGGAGGAGGAGCACCTTGTTCGCCGGGAGCACCGCAGTCGCCGTACCGGCGTAGGTGTTGGCCTGCGCGTAGTAGACGTACAGCGGTGGCAGCCCGAACGCCACCAGGGCGTCCGAGATGGCGGTCTGCGACAGCAGGGTCGGGACCTGCGCGGCCGACGGGAACACGGCCTTCGCGACGTTCGCGCAGCGCCGCATGGTTGCCAGCGTCGAGCGAGACATCACGATGGCACCCGGCTCTGCGCCGTTCTGGACCACATAGGCGTTGCGCCACGTGTCCAGATCGCCGAAGGGGTCCGCGGTGGCGATGGTCGTCCACAGGATGGCGGCCGTGACCGACATCGCGCCGGCGCGACCGAAGCTGACCGACGCCGTGACGCCGTTCTCCGCGATCGTCACCGAGCCGTTGACCAGGGCGTCGCCGCGAGCGAACTCCAGGCGAGCCGCGACTGAACGCGAGTTCTTGAGGGCGTCGTTCATGATCGCCTTCATGACCTCCTCATTGCCCGCCTGTGTGGCGGAGCGCATCCGGAGCGAGTCATACTCCGAGAGCCGCGTCTTCAGCGAGATCGGAGGGAGCTCGCCGGTCACCCGGTTCAGGCCCTGCCGCTTCCCGATCGGAGACTCGGCGTCGTAGGTACGGAACACGGCCGCGTCAGCCAGTCCGGTGCCGCCAGAGGCGAACCTGTACTGGATGTCGGGGACGAGCCGGTCGGGCAGCCACCGGTCGAGCGTGAACTGGTTCTGCGGGTAGTCCGCGAGCCCCTGTCGCACGTATCCGGTGAGGACCGAAGGGAGGATGTAGTCGGTAGAGATGAACATCGTCTACCCCTCTCAGACGAACTTGATCTGGGGCAGCTGGCCTTTGCCAGTTGCGTCGATGGACCCGGCGCCCGAAGTGAACGGCAGGTTCGCGGCGACGACCTCGCCGTGGAAGTAGAGAACTCCCGACGGAGTGGACGTGGCCGACTTGATCTGGATGGGTGTGAGCAGGAAGCCCAGCGCGACTCCGGTGCCGGTGGCACCGCCCGTCGTGTAGGGGCCGAACCTGAGGGTGCCGGTGTTCTGCGCCAGGCAGGTCCCGGACGGCAGGTAGCCGTTCGGGTAGTGCGTGCCGGCAGTGAACGAAGCCGCGTCGAGGGTGATCGAGTCACCCGCCGATGTGCCGTGGGCGGTGCCCAGCCAACGCTGGTCGTCCTGCCCGATGGTCTCGATCACAGGGACGAGATCCATGATGGTCCCCTTTCAAGGGTGGGTAGTGAGGCCAGCGCCGAGCCCGGTCGGGCCTAGCTGGCTTTCTTGGGGTGGGTCTCCGCGTACAGGTCGCGGCCTGCGCTGACGGACCCCGTGCCGGGGGCGCTGCGCTGGTTGCCGCTCGAGTTGCCCTGCCCTGTCGGCGATGGCCCGCGGCGCTGCTGGTTCTGCTGGGTGCCCGTGGCGGGCGCGAACTGGTCGACGCGGGCGAGCACCTTGGCGGTGTCTACGTGACCGGCGTCGGTCAGGAATCGGGAGAGGTTCAGGTCGCCGATGAACTCGGAGACGTCGTCCTCGGACTTGCGGTCGGCCTCGGCGGCCCGGGCGTTCCGCTCGCCGATGGCGACCCGGAAAGCGGTCTCGGCCAGGAGCGGCCGGTACGTCGCGTCGGCCTCGTCCTGAGTGGCCTTCTTGGCGTCCGCGACGGCCTTCTCGCTTGCGCTGGACAACTCGTACTCGGTGGCGTCCTGCTTGTCGGCCTTGGCGCGGAGCTCGGCGAGGGCTTGCGGAGTGAGGTCGCCGAACGACTTCACGCGCTCCTCGTGCTTGTGGGCGTGGAACTTCCAGTACGCCTCACGCTGCTCGCCGGTCATCTGCTCGATCGGGGTGTTCGCGGGGTAGCCACGGTCGGACTTCGCGTCCTCCGCAGCCTTCGCGGCGGCGGCATCTTCCGCGGCCTTGGTCGCCGCCGCGTCACTGGCTGCCTTTGCAGCAGCGGCAGCCGCATCGGCGGTCTCGTCGCCGCCCATGATCGGCCACATGACGCGGCCGTCGGGGCGGACCCAGAGCGCCCGGACGGGCTCGCCGGTCAGCGGGTGGCGCTGGGACAGATGTACGGGCAGGTGGAGATCCATGTCGTGCTCCCATGTCGGGTCGGTGAGGCTTGCCCGTGTCGGGCGGTCCTGCCGGTAGCAGGGGATCAGAGGCGCGGGAGGCCGTCGAGGTTGAGACCGCTCCGGCGGGCCTCGCGCTGGGTGAAGTGGTGCCCGGCGACGGTAAGGACCGGACCGAGTTCGGAGTGCTCGTGAACGAGCAGGATCTTGCGGTAGTCCGGGTTCCGGGCTCCCGCGTCGGAGAGTCCGAACTTCTCCTGGATGGCGTCATGCGCGGCTGCCAACAGGTCGGGGTCGATCACCTGGTCGGGCTGCGCGGTCCACTGCGGCTCGACCGAACAGTCACAGCCGGGATGGATCGGCAGCAGGCCCTTGACGTGGTATGCCTGAGTGCTGGCCACGATGCACAGCGCGCACGACTTAGGGCCTTCGAGCACCCGCTTGTACCAGTACGGGCGAGCGGTGATCGGGCTGGCAAGCGTGACTGCCTGCACTGTGTGGGTCTTGGCCAACTGCACGTCGGTCAGGGCGGTCTCTACGGCCCTGTCGAGGCCCGACTTGATCGCCGCGTCGACCGGATTGTGGGCGCCGAGCTCGCGCCACACGAGGTGGAACGGCCGCCCGTAGACCTCGCTGGCCGGAACGCCGCGAACCGACTGGACGGTGGGTGTCGGCACTCCGACCGGGACTGCCGAGAATCCCGCCTCCTGCGAGTGGAGCGCGAGATAGCCCGCGGTCAGCGAGGACATCTGAGCCATCGCGGCCTCGACCAGTGGGACGGCCTGCGCGGTGAACTCGGCCATCTGGGCGTTGCGGTAGACCCCGAGCGAACGCCAGATCAGCGTGACCGCGTGGGCGACTCGCTCCCGGAGCGCCTGCGTGGCCTGGACCGACGCAAGAGTATAGGCCGTGGCGGCGGCGCTACTGACCTGCGGCTGCGCCATCGGCCACCTGCGCCGGAGTCGGAGCCGGTGGCTTCACAGCGGTCGCCACGAGCCCCATCAGCGCGTCCTGGTTGGCCTGCGCCAGCGCCACCTTCACGTCCGCCGGGCTCATGCCGTAGATCCGCGCGAACTTCTGCGCACGCGGAAGGGTCGACTGCGCGTCAGCCTGCGCCTGCTCGAGGATGGAGTACCGATCGGCCGGAGCCCAGTCCACGATGATGTCCGCGGAGTTGCCTCGCGCGTTGTCGCCCTTGAGTTGGAACGCGATCGCGTAGACCAGCGCCCATCCCGCACCCGCGATCCGGCACCGGTCCTCGACCTTGAACGTCAGACCCTCGCGGTACAGCGACGCCCCGTTCGCGGACTGGTTCGCCGAGTCCGGGGAGAACATCGGGAACGGCGTCTGTGTCGTCGCCGCCAGAGTCAGCACGTCATCCTTGCGAGCCGAGAGGATGCCTTGGAGGTCGACCTGCCCCGACTCCCAGATCTTCGCCCCGGCCGGCAGGCGCCACAGGGCGCCCGGGTCCGCCTCGAAGATCTCGTCATAGTTGATCGGGTTACCGGCCTCGTCCTCGTCGGGGAGGTCGCCGCCGGCCGGGTCAAGCTCGATGGCACGCTGCTTGAACGCCTGGAGGGTCGCAATCACCATCTGCTGGAGGGTGATGTGCGCGATCCGGTCCAGGAGGTCGGTGTGGAGCTCGAACTCGCCCACACCGTCGCGGTTGCCGAACCTGACGACTGGAACGTCCTGGAGGTCGTAGGACTCCGACGTCGGGCCGTCATAGTCGGCCAGCGTCTCCGGGTCGAGGACGGCCAGTGTGCCCATCGGAGTCGTCGGCTGCTCGGCGTCCCACTCGATGCCCGACTCCCCGGAGGCGCCGACAGGGAGCATGTCGAAGGCAGTCGGGGAGAACGACACCGAGATATGGGTGACGCCGCGGGCGACGTCGTACTGGCTGACGCGGGCCTTCCGGGGCCGCTGGGCCACCCACTTCTGACCGGGCAGCCACAGGATCGCGTAGTCCATCTGCGCCTGTACGTCGTGGTACAGCTTGAACGCGGCGACTGTCTTCGTGGGTCGCAGCGCGTCCTGCGCGGTGATGACCTGCCGCGGATCCTCGACCGTGACCACTGGCTCGTCGCCCGGCGCCTCAGGAGTCCCGACCGCGACGAAGGCGCCGCCGAAGGTCCCCATCAGCCGGTATAGGTCGGTCTGGCCGACGTCGAGGCCGTTGGCGGCGTGGATCCGCCACGCCGCCTGGTCGCCGTTGTCGTCCTCGGCCGCAGCGGTCCGGATAGACCGCACCGCCATCCGGTTGGTCATCGCCGAGACGATCAGCTCCGCGAAGTTCGACCGCGACATGTTCTGGAACCGGAAGAACGCCGAGCGAAGGCGCTCGGAGCCCATCACGATCTCGGGCTGACCCCGGCGGTAGCGGTCAAGGCGGTCCAGCCGCGGCTGCTCGTCCTTGAGCTGACGCCACAACTGCTGCATCCACCAGCCGGCGCTGCCTGGAACGGTGGTGTCGATCAACGCAGCACCGCCCCTTCGCAGATCAGCGTCGTGGTTTGTCCAGCCGGCGCGGCGCGGACCGTTTGCGTGCGGTCCCGATGCCCGCGGCCACGCAGTCGAGGCGGGCCTGCCATGCCAGGACGGCTGCCACCGCGGCGTCGATCTTGGACGCGGAGTAGTCGTGCTCCTTCTGGAGCGTCAGCTTTCCGTTACGGACTCGGCGGCGGGCGTTGAGGATGTGCCGGGTCAGGTCGGAGGACCCGTCGTGGGTCATGTCGCCGTTACGGACCGCGCCCTCGAGCTGCTCGATCGCCCGCTGGATCAGCCCTGACCGGCCGCCGGTCATCCACCACTCGAACGGGTGGTCGCGTGTCGCCTTGACCCGCACCTTGGAGCCGTACTTCGCCTCCCACGCATTCACATGAGAGCGCCAGTCCTTGGCCGGGTCGCAGTAGAACGCCGCGACCGAGTACCGCTCGAAGCACTTCGCGATCTCGGCCTCGATCTCGGTCATCGGGGGCGCCCACTCAGGCCACTTGCCCTTGTCCGGCCCGGCCTCCCAGACGCGGACCTCGAACATGTGGCCGTCCGCGACGCGGCAGCCGATCAGGGCTGTCGCATCCGGCTTGCCCTTGAACCGCCCGCGCGAACCGTCAAAGCCGAGCGTGATGACGTCATGGTCGGAGGGCCCGCTCACTGGCGGGTCAGCCAGCTCGTGGTAGCGCGCCTTCCACTCCGGCTGGGAGAGCCACGAGTCGACGGCGTGCGTGATCTGGTTCAGCCAGTCCGACCGCGAGAGCTGCGGGTCGGCGTCGGGCTCCCAGATCGAGGCCGCGATGTGGTCCAGGTCCACCCACCCGGGCCGCTTGCACGGCGGGTCGTGGATCACACACTTCGCGATGTCGGCGCTGTCACCGTAGGCGACCGCAAGCCCGGCCATCAGCGAGGCCGCGTCCTCCATGTCGGTCTCAGGCGGTGCCTCGCGATGGTCGAAGATCACGCCGTCGTCGATGCGCGCGCGGCCCGTCACGATCGCCTGGTACGACGCCATCGACGACTCCGCCACCGACCCAAGCCCCGGCGTGAACGCGTTCGGAGACTCCAAGAGATGCCCGCCGCGCTTGACCACGTTGTTGCGGAGCGTGTTGAACAGCGCGATCCCGCCGTTGGAGTGAACCCACTCCTCGGTCTGGTCACACACCACGAAGTGAGCCGGAGCGCCCTTCGCGGAACGGGCCTCCGCAGTCCGCTTCTGGATCTTGCCGTAGGGCAGGTTCACGAACCCGGCCATCGGCTCCAAGCCTGGGTACTCATCCATCGCCGGGCCGCGCTCGAGCATGTCGATCAGCGGCGCCCACGTGTTCGTGTCGACCTGGTCCTCAGAGACCGCCGCGATCTCGACCAGCGGCCGGCGGATCTCGCTCCACGGCATCCCGACCGGCTGACCCTCGGCGTCCCAGCCGTCGCAGAGCGCCGGACCGAGCGCCTCAAAGGCCGCGATCGCGGCCGTAAACGGAGACTTGCCCCAGCCACGCGGGCGGGAGATCACCCCGCGGCGACGAACCCGGGCCTTGGTTCGCGGGTTGATCCGGTAGTACGCGAGGAGGAACTCGGCCTGCTCCTGGGTGGCGACCAGCGGCGCATAGTCCGGGGTGTCCGGGCGGGCCAGATAGTCGGTGAACCACTCCAGCGCAAGCCATCCCAGCGTCGGGTAGTCGCCAGCGCTAAGCGGACGCCACGGCACGCGAGGCACCGCCGTACCGCTTGCGGGCCGCGGTGCCCTGCCGGGTGCGGCGCTTCGTCTCGGCCTCGTCCGCGTGAGCAGCCACGATCCGGCCCCGCATCATGTCGTCCGGGTCGATAAAGAACTTCGCGAACCGAAGGCGGGACTCGTTCGGCGCAACGCGGCCCGTGATCGCGGCGTCGTCGTACATCATGGCGCGGGCCAGTTGCGACCATTGGGCAGCCACGAGGTCACCGGTCGCGGGGTGGTCAGCGAGTTCGCCCCACAATTGCAATGTGGCCCGGAGCCACGCTTTCCCCGTGAGGGGATTGAGGTCTCCGAGGACATCCTCTAATGCGGGTTGGCCCATCCGCTTCACCTGGACGACACGGAGCGGGACCGGGTCGGAGTTCGACCGGGCGCGCTTGCGCGGGTCCTTCGGGGCCGGTCCGCGGCCAGCCATCACGCCACCTCGGGAACGGCCAAGATCAGGACGTCGAGACGATCGCGTTTCCGCGCGTTGCATCCTGAGTGCGCGGCCTGAACGTTGTCCCACGTGTGCGAGCCACCATGGACCAGTGGCACGATGTGATCCAGCGCGGGAGCCCAACGGCCGCGACCTGACAGGTTCCAGTCGATCGGGGCCAGACAGAGCTGACAGATCCAGCCATCACGGTCGAAGACCTCCCTGCGGGTGAACCTGTCGCCGACAACCGCCCCACGCTCACGGGCTCGACGCTCGGCGTTGCGGCGGTTGTATGCCTCGCGGTTGTTCTCCACGTCGGCCTTGGCGCAACACTTCTTGGAGCAGTAGACGTTCGGGTTTTTGCTCGGGCTGAAGGCGGTCCCGCACTGGCGGCACACGCGGATCGTGCCGATGACCGAGCCGTCGTAGTCCCGGCCGCGACACAGCGCCGAACAGTGTCGGCTCCTCGCGTCCCGGTGGTCGATGCTCACGCCACAGCGCACGCACATTCGTCCTGCCATCGGTGCCTCCCATGTCGGGAATGGTGCCCATGACGGGCTGGGGTGGGGCTGAGCGGAGGCCCCAGACCCGTAGGCGACCGGAGCCGCAGCACGTTCCGGAAGGGCTGCCGGGGTGGGGTGGGGGTGGTGGCACCGGGTCGGCTACAGCAGGCCGGGAGGACGCTCGGAGGGGTGCCTGCCGCGGCCGTAGGCCCTAGCCCTACCGCGGGCTGTCTCCTCGGCCGTCTTGGCTCTGTGGCACGTCGTACAGGCGCCCTGGCCGTTGGCCGGGTCGAACTCGGCGCCGCCTTCCGCCACGGCGATGATGTGGTCCGCATGGTCGGCCCGTCCTGTGCAGCCGAGCAGTCCGATCTGGCATCGGTGTCGCGCGTTCCGCTTGACCTGTGCGGCCCAACGCTGGTGTTCGGCCGTGCTGGTGCGCGTGCGGCCAGTTGGCCAGGGCACTAGAGCCGCTCACCCTTGACGCGGCTGCTCGGGTAATGCCCGGTCGCCATCTTGAAGATGTTCGACGCGAGCCCATCCGCGACACTGGGGCCGACGTACTTGAGCAGCAGGTCGCGCAGCGTGGTCCACGGATGCGGGCTGTTGATCCACTTCTGCCGACCCTCGCCGGTTGCCCAGTACGCCTTGATCCGTGCGGTGGCCGCTATGTCGCCGGGGGTGACCTCTCGTCCCAGCACGTCGCCTCCCGAAGCTCAGCCCGCCACCCATGTGACGTAGCCCTTGTCGTTCTCGATGGTCACCGTGACCCGGACGCTGTTGCGGTGCTGGTCGGTGACGATGCAGTGGAAGGTCGAGCCTGCCTTGATCGGGACGTCGGCGGGGCACTGGACCTTGGCCTGCGTGTGCGGGTACTGCTTCTCGGCCCACACCTTGATCCCGCCCTCGATCCAGTGCTGGTCGATGGTGGCCGTGTGGCTCCCGCAGGCGGTCAGGAGGAGCGCGAGAACGAGGACTTCGAGACGCTTCATGGGTGGAACGCTACGCCGGTCACGCCTTGAGGAGCGCCGCAGCCTCGTCCAGATACGTCCGCTCAGTGCGCATGTCGAGCAGCTCGTCGATGTCGTCGTCGATCCACCCACGGATCAGCGCCATCGGCGTGGCCTTGCGCCGGATGCGCAGGATGGTGAGCGCCTCGTCGATCTGGGCCAGGGTGGGGTCGGGCGGGAGGATGATGTACCTCACGGCTCGTCCTCACGCGCGTACTGCCCGGCGCGCTCCTGGTTCATCGCGTACTCGAGCAGGCCGAACGTATCCCAGCGGGTCGCGCCGTCGTGGGTGTCGATCCACATGG